ATGAAAACGCAAACAATTTTGATTGCAGAATACCTTATGATAAAAATAGTGAATTAGATGTAACAAATTTTTCTGTGGGGGATATAGTAATTGAGGGTAATATAGAGCAAGATATAGAAACGCAACAAGATTTAGAAAATTATCTAATTTATAATATAACAAGTATTACAAACAATGATTTTGGAAACAATCCACATATTCATATTGGGGGAAAATAGATGGCAAAAGTAACATCTATGAAACTCAATTTAAAACCAATAAGTGTTATAGAAACACGCATAGGAATACAAAAAGGTGGACCGGCACACGCACATTTTACAGAATTGTGTATGAAAGCAATGGACAAATATGTACCTATGAGTAATCAAAGTAAACCACATTTAGCAGATTCGGTAACGAATACAGTAGATGAAATAATCTATCCCGGACCTTATGCACATTATATATATGAGGGAAGAGTAATGGGTCCTAACATACCAATAAAAGACAAAAACGGTAGGATAACAGGTTGGTGGAGTAAAGCACCAAAATATTATACCGGAGAAGAAATCTCATACAATACAAACGCCCATCCGTTAGCGACTCATCATTGGGATAAAGCAATGTGGAGTGCCGAAAAAAAAGACATAGAAAAAGAGTTACAAGACTTTGTGAATAGAGGTTGTAAATAATGGAATATGAAGAAACAAGAATTTCAAAATTAAGAGATTATCTTATGAATATTTTAAACACTATTGCAAGTGATAAGAAAAATAGGATAAATGCAAATATGTTGAGTAATGACATTAATAATTACAGTTTAGATAAGATACCAACAAATACAGAGGTTGAAAAATGGATAATAGGGATAGCAAAACGAAAAGACATTTATTTGTTTAGAAGTAGAAAAGCATATTCGCAAGATACCATTAACAACTTAAAAAACATTGGATTTTTTGAGCAATTTGAAAAAATAATAGATTCTAATAATAAAGAGGGCATTTTGCCTGAAATACAAGGCATAGAAAGTATAGAGTGTTTGAATTGTGGAACACTGAATATAGCAGATACTAACACGGCAGAGTTTAACATTCAAATACAAATAACTTTTTTAGATAATATAGTTTAGAAAAGGAGGTAAAGAATGATACCTGATAATATCGAAAAAATTGAAAGAAGTCAGTTCTTAACTTATCTTGATACTACACCTAATGGAAATGCAGAAACTTGGAAAATATTAGGAATTGGTATAACTGATTATGGTATTTCATATAATCCACAAGTTGATACAGAAAAATGGATTATAGAAGATAATGCAAGAACAGACCACACTTCAAATCAAAAGCAAGGTAGTGTATCTCAAACGGCATATAAGAATGACCCATTATTTGAGTTTGTAAATGCAGGAAGAGATAGATTAAATTACAAAACGCATATATTAGATATTGATATGTGGAACGGTAATGGTAGTTCTTATCCTGCAACAAAGTCAGATGGTAAAATCGTAGTAACACAATATATGGGAGAAAATGCAACAATCGAATACGATTTATATTATGAGGGGGATAGAACAGAGGGTACAGTAACAATTTCAAATGGAGTACCTACTTTCACACCAACAACAAGTCTATAAGACCTTAAAGGGTAGGAGGAAAAATCCTACTCTTATTTTTATTTTAGAGAGGAGATTATAATATGACAGACAATATTATAAAGTTAAACAAGGATGATTTATTAAGATTAAAAATAGTAACAAGTGAGGGAATAGAAACAGGGGAAGAAATAGTTTTAGATTTAGAGGATATAGAATTGCCTTTAAAATATCAAGATGTGTTAGAGCAGACAAAAAAGAACAAAGAAAAATTAAAAAACCAATTTACAATAATAGATAAAAGGCAAGATGTCAAAGGCAAGAAATTTCTAACAAAAAATCAAGAAGATAAAATAAAGGCAATTAATGATTTCTTTCATAGACAAGTTGAGATTTACAATATAATTTTAGGAGAAAGAGGTTGCGAAAAGTTAATGAATGGTAGGAAACTTGGATGGACTTCATTGCAAGAAATAGATGAGATTGTAGGAACGCAACTAAAACCTTATATAGATACAGATATGAAACGAATTACAGAAAAGGTCAAAGAAAAATATAAGATGCCGGATTCAACAGATAGTGAAGTGTTAAAATGAAATTACCGGAATATGCAGAGGTAAATGGTAAACGATATAAAATAAATACAGATTATAGAATAGCGTTAGAATGTAATAAAGTAGCACAAGACAAAACGATAGGCGATTTAGAACGAGCATTAGGGGTTATTTACCTGCTATATGGAGAAGATGGTATAAATGCACAGGATGATTACGAAAAGTTGCTAGAAATAGGAAAAAAGTATCTTTCTTGTGGTAAAGAAATTGAGAAAAATGTAAAAGAACCGGATATGGATTATGAGCAAGATTTTGGGCTTATATGGGCTTCCATTTATAGCGAGTTTAACGGATTAGATATAGACAAAGAAAAAATCCATTGGTGGCGATTTATGGATATGCTAAACGGGTTATCTAATAGTGATATAGGTAATTGTTGCGTATTAAATCGTGTAAGGAACATAAGAAACTTTGATTTGAATAGTGTACAAGATAGCAAATTGAAACAACAAATTAAAGAAGAAAAAGAAAGAGTTGCGTTAAAAAAAGAACTTACAGAAGAACAGAAACAAAGCGTAAATCAAATATTAAAAGATTTAGGAATAGTAAAGGAGGGATAATGTGGAAGATGATGCAAAAATAGTTGTCGGAACAGAGGTCAACGACAAAGAATTTCAAAAAGATGTTGATGAGATGGTTGAATATGTTGAAAATGCAGGAGAAGAATCCGGGGAAGAATTTACAAAAGGATTCGAGAAAAAGCAAAAAGTAAATTCCATATTAACAAGAATATTTAGTAAAATGACAGGATTAGGAAAAGGAATGGCAAGTTCGTTGGCAACAGTTGTAACTGCATTAACGACAATCGGATTAAAACTAGGACCAATTTTAGCAATATTAGGATTGATAGGTGGTGCAGTTTATATAGTTGGTATGGCATTTAAAAAAGTGTTTGACCAAAACCAACAGTTGGCAGTTGAGTTTAAATATATTTTGTATGTAATTCAACAAGGATTGCAACCTGCTATTAATTTTGTTGCTAATGTACTAGAATACATAATTAAATTAATTATAAGAGCATTGAGATTAGCATTATCATTGATAAACACATTAACAGGTGGAAGATTATTTGCAAATGTTGATGCAGAAAAATTTGCAGAAAGTTTAAAGGATTCAAAAGACAGTGCAGGAGGATTAGCAAACAACTTAAAGGATGCGAAGAAACAACTTGCAGGATTTGATGAAATGAATGTGTTACAAGATAATAGTGCAAGTGGTGGTGGTGCATTGCTAGGTGGAATGGATAACCAAGACTTTGAAATGCCTACTCCACCAACAGATGATTGGAATAATTTTTATAATGATTTTCAAACAAGACAAGAAGAAATGCGAACATCATTGTTTGAAATGCCTTTTGATGTATGGACAAGTGTCTTTGGAGATTGGGATTTAGCATTATATAATGTAACTAAAACATTCTATGAATTAGGAGAAAATATCCAAAGTTTTTTTGACCTATTTGGTGGTTTATGGAAAATGGCAAAGGCAGTAATTGATGGGGATAAAGAAGAATTTAAAAAAGGATGGGAAAAGTTTAAAAAAGGATTCAAAGAGGATATAGACAGTTTAATAAATATTATTACAGGTGCTTTTAGTATTGCCGTAGGATTAGGCAAAGCAGTAGGAACTGCATTGAGAAATGTTATAGGCGAATGGATAAATTTTGCGAAAAATAGATTTGATGAATTTAAAGATATAGTTGGAAATGTTTGGGAAAATATAAAAGAAACTGCAAAAGCAAAAATACAAGAACTAAAAGATTGGTTTACGAACAAATTAAAAGAAATGGGATTTGATGTTGGAGGTGCGTTTGGTGGCAGTTTTGCCAATGCAGTAAATGTTGCCTTACAATGGATTCAAGATAATATTAATGGATTTGTTAGAAGCGTAAACAGTGCAATTAACTTTATTAATAAAATAAAAATACCGGGTGTTAATATTGGCAAGTTAAGAGAAGTATCATTACCAAGACTAGAACGAGGTGGAATTGTAAACAATCCGGGTCCGGGTGTTATGATGGGTAATTATGTAGCAGGAGAAAAAGGACCGGAAGCCGTATTGCCATTAACAGATGATACCTTACAAAGACTAGCAAGTATGATTCCAATAACAGTTAATCTAACAAATTCAATGAATGGTAGAGTCATCAGTAGAGAATTGTTAAGAGTTCAAAGCGAGAATGATTTTGCTTTCAATAGATAAGAGGTGGTAAAGTGTTTTTAGATAAAGATAGTATAGTGATAAATGGAATATCTATGGGTCAATATTTGATACAAGCGAAATATGGTTATCATAAATTGTGGGGAAAAGATTCAGGTAGAAATTTAGCAGGAGAACAGAGTGGAACACTACTAGGCATTTTTCCAAAAATTACCTTACAATTTAGAAAATTAAATCAAAACGAATTAGTTATAATAGCGAGATTATTAGACACGGCAACACAGACCGTTTCGTATTTTGACCCTAATAAAGCAGAAGAATACACAATGGAAACATATACAGGAGATTGGGAAGTTGTAAATAAGAGAATGTTAAGCAATGATGGAAAAAATGATGGATTTGAATGTTCTTTCATAGCAACAAGAAAGAGGTCATAGTATGAAAAGTGTAACAAGTGCATTTAAAAGCCAAATATCCAAGATGGGTAAAGAAATAGATGTAAAAATAACTTTTGACCAAACAGAATTAACAAATAGAGATATAAACATAGTCAATTTATCTTATGATGGTGCAATATTAAAATCCGTAATGAAAAAATTAGAAATTGATAGTAATGTTGAAATTTCAAAAGATACTTGGGTAAATTTTAAGTTTGGAGTAAAAACATTTAAAAACTTGTTTAATAAAGACGATTACACAAAACATTTATTAATAAGAGAAGATGGAACAGAAAATCCAAATTCTACAACAACAAGTAGTTCTAATTTTATTTCAGTAAAACCAAATACCACTTATACAGAAAGTTTTGTTTGTAATTATAAAGGGGCAATATTTAGAGTTCACTTATTTGATGAAAATAAAGAGTGGATACAACAAGCAACAAGTTATACAACCCCTAGTGCTTCAACAAGTAGGCGTAGTTTTTAT